TTGGAATAATGTATCGTAGAGGATTGTTCGTGACGGTTTTATTAATATATTTAAACCATATATCGTCCTTTTTGAATTTAGCATAAACACGACATAGTGGTTTACACGATATACTGTTCTTTAAAACGCTGTGGAGGGGCTTTAACAAATTTATTCTTAATAGCGCTTCTTGAGGTATAGCAAAGACTATGTGTTTTGCTTTCATATATGTTTTACCAAAGTTTATATCATAATGACCAAGATGACTATTGAAAACAACAGAATTTACGTATGAATTTAAGGTCATTCTAGCACCCCTTTGTTTTAATTCTTGGACAATGCTTTCGATTAAATGATGATAATATCCAGAATAAAATGTAACGTCATCTCTTATCCCGCTTTTAAACAAGTGATAAGCATCGAACATATTCATATGTTTTAATTGACCACTATATCCAGAAGCTATTAGTAAAAAATCGACTTCATCTTTTTCTAAATATTTTTCTGCGTATTCTTGGAAAGTATAATTGCGAAGTATTTCGTCATTTCTCGTTTTTTCTACTTTCCTTAATACCTTTTTTATATATTCAAACCCAGTTTTGTTTTTGAATTTACTAGAAAACTCGTCTTTACTATCAATGAAATCTATATTGCTTGATATGCCTCTATCTTTTCGAAAATCGAGTAAATTAAATTGTCTCAATAACTTTATTACACGTTTGTGGCTTTTATTAAATCGCGCGGCACCAGCAGGAAATGTAATATTTTGATCAGAGTATTGATGAATTCTTCCACCAAATGTCGAGGAGCCTTCTAAAAGTAATATTTTGTCGGTTTTGTTTAACAGTTCTAAATGCATGTTTAAACCGGAAATACCACCGCCTATAATTATATAGTCAAATATCATTATTAATTACATAGTATTGATATTATAATAATTGTCGCCAACCGGGATCGAACCAGTGACCTCAAGATCTTCAGTCTTGCGCTCTCCCAACTGAGCTATAGCAACTGCGTAAGAGAAATACTTCCTCTTTTTAGCACACACCCTTTAATGATTATTATTCTTAGGATTTGCATAACTTATTTTCCACATTTTCTTTATTTTTTCCTTGTATTGATTTAAACGCATCCCCGGTAATTCGTTTTTCACAATTGGTAAATTTCGTTCATAAAAATCCTTGTATAATACGTTTACGTTAGGTAAATCATCATTAAATATATTAACCGCATCTTCTATATTTGACGCATCATATATAGATTTTTCTTCAAATACATTATTATTATCTATTGTTATAAATAATTTTTGATTGCTCACGATCCCTCTTTTATTATACTCCTGCTCTTCTTCTTTTTTCCGCTCTCGTTCTTCCTCCCGTTTATTATCTTCTAATAATTTTTTGAAATTATCTGCATCCATTTCACGTTGCTTTTCTTTCAAAATTCGTCCTGTATTCGTTACTGGACGGTTTTTTAATTCATCCTCCAGTTCATTCGTCTCCCGTCGCCCTCGTCTTGATTTTGGACGTTCATCAAAACGTGACTGTTTTAAGTCGTCATTTCCCAATAAAACTCTCATTTCCCTATTTTTACGCATTTTTTCGTCATATTTTTGATTTAGTTTCTCCTCCCTTTTTTTTCCGCGTTCATCTACTCCATCTTTCCACATTTTATCCTCTTCTATTTGCAGCTGTAATTCTTGTATTTCACGTTCTTGCGCAAGAGCTTTTTCTATGGCTTTTTTTGACGGCATCTATATTACCAATAGAAAAAAATATTAATATTATCGTTGCATTATTCACCTACCCGATATATTATTGGATATTATTCTATATGGTTTTATAAAAAAGATATAAATTACTGTAAAATTGTTTATTCGTTTTTATATAACCATTCAAAACTAAACGCACGGATAAGGACCAATTTGATTTTTTTCATAAAAGTTATTTTATTTTCATCGGCATACAATGCGAATATGTACGGAGAGTATTCCGGATTTATTATACATGGTTCGCAAAAATATACTCCGTTTAATGTGGTAGTGTCTCTAATGCAGAGAAATCTTTTGCAAATTTTACATGCAAATAGTCCATCTAATTGATAACATACTTGACAAACACTCCCAATGGGTTCTATCTTATCTCCTATAAATGAAATTCCCTTTCGTTTGTGATATTTTTTCGTTTTTTTCGTTTTTTTAACATATATAGTAGTTTCAGTTGGGTGTATCTTACCGCATGTAGATTTACTCGCCCGTATTTCAGTGTCGTCATTTGTATCTTTCACTTTATTCATAATTGTGTTTTTATTTATTGCTCTAATTGATAAAAAACATTCAATTTTATTTAATATTACAGAATATAGTGCTTATTTATTGGTTTTTCGTTTTATTTTGATGACCCTGGTGGGCATGAGTGAACGCTCTAATGCATTTAATGTGAATAACTCCTTATAGTCTTTGTGGTTTCGGTTGAAATTGAGAGTGTCGTTCGCATAACGCTGTCTTTGTTCCTTGGTTGATTTTATAGCACCGTTCGTATTTCGTTCTTCATAAAAGAACGAAATTACACCCAGAATAATAACACGAAGCCCTAATGCTGGGTTCCAGCTTTCAGGGTGCCAGTCCGAGAAACTGAAACAAAGGCTTTTACCATCTGATCTAAGACGCCCGTTCGGTGTAAGCATCTTGATTTTAGGTGGGGCAAATGGATACTCTTTGGGAAGTTCAATACTGCCCATATAAAGCCCGCCTTTATAATCGGTATCGTTTTCACCTTTAAATAGGAAACGCCATTTAGTTATATCATATTCGAATGGCTTAACAATGCAATTTGGTATCGGTTCATTTACCAAATCTTTCATTTCCTTATGAATTCGTTTTATAGACATTGTGTGTATGTTAGTTTGTTCATAATATAGTTCATTAAAACCTATCAATTTTATAGCTAATAAATAAAATATGAAATTATATTATATTATGTTACAAAAAAGGGCAAAGGGATATATTATGCATGCAATCGCAGGGGCATTATTATTACCTATTCTCTATTATTACTCTTTAAAGAAAAATTCTTTAATGTGTGCACTAATACCCACGATACCTATTTTAGGACTATATGGATTATATTGTGTCCAAGAAAACAATGGTAATATTGAAAAATATTTGAAAAATATTATTATATTTGGTTCTATGTATGCAGGGTTTTTTTTACTAATTTCCTATTTATATAAAGCAACGAATAATATAGTAACATCGTCTTGTATATCATTAATCGTTTGGTTTTTTATTTCAATAATCTATATTGTAAATTGCTAATTTGTCGTGGTACCATTTGTTATCATATCAATTTCAGGATATAGTTTGCTATAAATTATATATTTAACTTCTTGGATCGAAAGAGGGTCATACACTAAAACTACATTTTGGAAAAAGAAATATTGAAAACATAGTAAACCTCCTCCAAACATTATATAGTGTAATACTTGTTTTCCAACTTTATTACACGTTTTGGAATGTTTTGTATTATTATCATTTGTCTCTAAATGTTCATCGTCAATTGATCCTCTTCTATAAGTAGCATTTATTTCAACTAATTCCAATGATTCTTCATCTGATATAGTTTGATTAACTTGTGTTACACCATTGGTTTTCTTTAATTTATAATATTCTTTGTAATTTTTTACCAAAATATATATCAAAACGCACGAAAACGCCATTACCATCCAATATTCTAATGTTTTTATAAAAAGTGCATCATTCTTTTCATTCCGTTTATCAATCGCATTATCCCGTTGTTGTTCTAAATCATTCATAATATTATTTGTATTATTATTGTTTTCGACAATAATAGTCTCTATAATCGTGCCGATTGGATAATCATTATATAAATAATTATCGTTACTTGATGGCGGTGTAGGTAATATATAATAATCTGTATTTAATAATTCCAACGGTTCATTGACTAATCGTCGAACCTTATCTGTAAATATAACAGTCTCCATTGGGCCAATATAAAAGAAATAAAAACAAATTTCTAATATGGCTATTCCGGATACATGAAATAATACTGAATACATTTTTTTTCTTTTTCTTAAACAATAAGAAGAAAAAAATTATACTGTTGGGAAAAAAACCCAATCTAAATCACCACATACCTTTTTCCATATCATATCCTGCTCTAACTGCTTTTCTCTGTCTTTCATCATAGGTATATATGGTAAATATTGGGTTTGATCTAATAATGTACATAATTGATACAATGTATATGTATAATTGAAAAAATTTGTTCGGTTTGCTGGACAATGAACCGCCCAAGGTTTTTGAATTTCAATAAAAAGAACACAAAGTGTTTCGTGTAACTCTTCATTCATAATGGGAGGTTTTACCCCAAAAATAGAATTGATATATTGAATATGTTCAAAATATTTATTAAGTCCAAGTTTTCTTAATATTTCTCGCATTTTATCGTAATTTATCTGTTTCATATCGGTAATTCGCTCCTTTTTAATACGTGCACGAATTTTATCAATAACTTCAACTGGTATCTGTGTGGTTTCTTTTGCTTGAAATTGAGATAGAATTTCTTTGAAATGGTTTAATCTTATATATGCTGTATACGAAACCTCATTTGGTGGATCTTTGTTATTCGGTTTAGAACTATCTACTATATAAGTAATAAACTGCCCACATTGTGAATTATTACAAATCATAATACCTTCTTCGTCTTGTGGAACCATTTCACCTTTTTCACAAAGTCCACAACGATCACAAGACAATATATAGTCTTGAGGGTTTGTAAATTCATTGTTCACATTTCTCCAGTATTCTTGATACATTTTTTTGGATTGACTATATTTGTCCGTATTAACGCTTTCACTTTTGGTTGACTTTACTTTAAAAAACGAATTTAACACTGTTACGTTTTGGCCCTGTTCTCCTGTTGATATTTGTTTTTTTGATTCAAAATAATCAAAAATATATCTGGAATTGTCCAAGAGATACTCATTTTCTTCATTTATCAACCGCTTTATTGTACTTTTCTTTTCTTTCAATTCATCCTTTAAATCTAATATTTTATCTATTTTGGATTTAGGTAAAGTTTTGATCAATTCTTTAATTGATATGATGTCCTTTTTTAGTTTAGGAACGTGTTCTATAGTATTGCTTTTAAATTTATCTAACATTTCCTGGTGCTTTTCATCTAACGAAGTCATTTGTTTTATCTGCGAATTTTTTGTATTTTTACTCATAGCAATATAAAATGATTGAAGTCGTTTTTCTATGTTTTTTGTCCAAGAAATAATATGTTTTTTATCTCTATACTATTATATAAATTTACGAAATGGATGAATTAAAAGGCTCGGTTATACAATTAAATTATCTTTGCCCAGATGATGCCGAAAATTATAGTAAAAATGACGGAACGGTCTTGGATAAAGACGATCGATCTATATCAGATCAATTATCACGTAAATATACAAGGCTTTGTCAAATTGCGAAAATGGATGCTTGGCATGATCATCATACAATAGCTGATTTGACCAAACACGAGATAGAACAGTTTGTTTTACGACATCTACCCATTAAGGATAATAGCAAAACCGATGAACCTTTAAATTGTTATAAAGAAAAAACCGGTACTTCAGGTAGTTCAGGTAGTTCAGGTAGTTCAGATAGTCCGGGTAGTGCCGGAGGAGAAGGACAACCTTCAAATGAAGATATTTTTATTTACAGAATGTTTTTAAAAAAAGACTTTGTTAAAAATCTAGATAGTCAATCAATGTGTAAACCTTCTTGTGATAATAATCCCGGTGAAGATTTAAAACTAGTAGATCACGGAAGCGATATTTTTGGTCCTATTATCGAACAACGATATAATGTTGGGCACGTTAAATTTAAAAGTAAATCTACAGATGATGAGGGAGGCACTGCTAGTAAAAGTTGCCCCGATTTTCACGAAGATCAATCAATGATTGAGAAATTTTTTGTTGATAACGCGATTACAGAAGACATTCATATTATACGTGATGTAGCCTATGGTAATTGGGCAGACGACATAGCAAAATGGGGAAAGGGAGACTCCAATACAGGAAATATGATCATTACTGTTCAAACTGCTTCTGGTATATTTGACCCAGGACCATCAACGCATTGTTTTACAAGTGCCGGAAAAAGACAAGGTTTTATTGATATAGATAGTAAATCTAGATATGCCTTGTTTGATTCATATGATGATGATGGAAATTTTAATCAAGAAGAAACTGTTGTATTTTATCCGAAAGTAATTGATTATATGGCCAAAACGGATGGTGACGATGACGAAGAACAGGGTGATGATGACGAAGAAGATGGTGATGATACAAAACCACTTGTTAGAAATCAATTACTTTATACACGATTTGATTGCACTCTATATGGTAAAACTGGTAAATTACCAACCAAAGACACGTATACAAAACAAGAAGTAATGAGCTTTATTGAATCTGTAAATGTAAATTTTATTGTTTCTGTACCCGATCCTAACGATAAAACAAAAAACAATATTTATATTAGCACACATAAAAATTCTAACAAAGCTCAATCGATTTCTGAACTACCTGTAATCGATAATATTATTAAAACAACTGCTTCAAAATCTACTACATATGATGAACGTACAGTTCGTGCATTTGGTCGGGATAATGTTATCAATAACAGTGGTAAATTAAAAATTATGACTAAAAAATTTGGCGATCACGGACAAGCTGTTACCGCTTGCAAATCAGTATTAACATACCGGTTATTTGAGCCAGAAGATGCTAATGCGAATGTATTTAAAATTACACGTAAAACGTCAACTGGATTTCACGCATTTTTATCGTTTGATCGAGTAGCGGTTGCTTCAGCAATTTATTATGGTGTTCCTATTGTTATATTTGTAAATCACGATGGTGCTATGATTTTCACAAGTAAAAAGTTCGACCAATTTAAAACGCTATCTAATAAATATAAAAGTGTTACCAATAGTATAATTAACAAACTCAGTGAATATGATGAATTACTAAAAAAATCAAATACCATAAATCCTGATTTACAAAGTGTATTTCTTTCGCAAAAAGCCGTCATAAATAATGATTTACCAAAAATAATAAATTTTTTACAATATATTTATAATTACCTTATTTCGGTACATGAACTTACTGATAAAAATGCACCGAGATATGATATTGTTTATCAAACACTTATTTCTCTTATTCTCACAATATCACCTTTTATAAATATTTTTACAACACATATTAATATTTCAGAAATGAAAACCCCTACAAGGCCTGATGCGCAAACTTTTGAAGACCTTGTTATTGCAGAAGAAGAAGAAGAAGATACTGCTGAGAATAAAAAAAAATTAAAAGATGCACGAGATTATTTATTAGCGTTAGAAAAAGAAGTTTCAAAAATATCGGGTAATATATCCCTTTATCATATTACAGAAGATACGATGAACAAACTACAAACTATTGCTGGGTTTTGTGTTGCAATTAAAATAGGTAGCAGTGATACAGAAATAATTAAATATACGAATATTATGCTATTGAACAAAAAAATAAAATTAAATTCAATCACACAAAAATTAGTTCAAAGTTTCAATCCCTATGTCGGATCACAAAAGAACACTATGAGAAACAATATAAATAAATTAAGTGGACAAGTTGGTTGTGAGATTGGTATGGTTTTAATTGAAGAAATATACCAAAATATGGGTCATTATAGAATCCCATTTCAATTATCTACTAGCGACGAACCATCACGAAATACCGATTTAAAGAACATATTTTCAATGATATTACACAAAATTTTTATAAAGGCAACAGATAATGCCTTGCCCTTCTTTTTAACTTGTATGGGACGCGAATTAGATCCTTCGAGTTCTGACGGTGCTACAAAATCATTAACTTTAATTGATGATTCAGAAAAAAAAAGTATAGATGATAAAATAACTAAATTAAATGGTAAAATTAGTGAAGTACAAAAGAGTATAACCGCATCTTCAATTGAATTTAAAACAGCCAAGAAAGAAAAAAATACGGATGATATAAAAAGATTGGGAAAAGATATAAAGACAAAAAATGCTGAAATAGCATCTTATGCAAAAGAAATAATATCATATCAAGGTGAACTCGGATTACAAGACAACACAAATATGAATTTTGAACGAAGTGAAATATTATTTTTAGAACACACTTTTTCTAAAATAGACATAACATCGGTTGACTTTACTGATACAATGCCTACAATGGAAGATTTAGAATTACATCATGAAACGGGAACAATACAACAAGAAATCAATACAGATTTTGAATGTGAAAATCCTCCACCGACTTCAACCAAATTTACAGGTATAAAAAAAACAACCAAAAGAAAAATACCTATTAAAACAGAAGCTACAAGATATAGCAAAAGACTTCATGCTCTCGCAAGACGTCAAGCTATTATAGCTGGAGGTAAACGAAAAAAACGAACAAAAAACAAACGAAAAAATATGAAAAAGAAAACACAAAAAAAGAGAAGAAAGACAAAACGAAATAGAATAAAAGGTGGTGATCAAACCCTTGTTACGGGCATTCTTGGAACAGCTCCAAATGATCCAAATTCAGAGGAAGCGCTTAAACGTATGGACAAACAATACGAATTAATAAAGGAACTCTTAAATAGATTGGTTGCACTTATGGACGACCCAGATTTTCCAAAAGTTGAGAAATCTACATTAGAAAAGAAAATTACCGAATTAGTAGGAAACAAAAAAAATATGGATATTTCACATATATCAAATACAATTGAGACATTGATAAGGTTAAAAAATGATACTGAAAAAACACTACAACAATCAAAACCACTACAACAATCAAAACCACTACAACAATCAAAACCACTACAACAATCAAAACCAAAACAATTGATTATGGATACAACACCGGACCAGCCTTGTTTTTTATTTTTACATACAAATATTGATAGAATTTTAAATGAGATACAATTGGATACATCTTCAAATCTTTATAGAATGATTAATAATTACAAAAAAGCGAATGAATTATTATATATAAATAGTATTGGATTGTCTATGTTTATTTCTAGAAAAGCGAGTATTGAACAAGAAACTTCACAAACAGGTGGCGGTAAAAGAAACATACTCCTTTCGAAAGAACAATTAAAAAATCAAATACACAGTATGGCAACCTCAATCGGTAGAGATAGTCAATTAGATAAATTGTTTTACTCAAACTCTTCACCTAAAACACATATAAAAGAATTTATGATTGCTATTAAATCAGCTATTGATGATGCATCGACAAATGAACCGAAATTTGAAAGATCCGATGATGGAGATTATACTATTAGCGGAAAAGGCATGACTTATTCATTAAACTTAACATCATTCGGACTTTTAAGGCACTTACTGGTGGGAAAAAAATTACCGTCCCCAGAACAATTATTAAAATATAAACATGAAATTTTAACAAAATACGATACACAACAAAAACAAGATATTCGAATAGAGGATGATTTTAATCCAGAGGCGATGACTAATGGACATGTTATGAGAGAAAAGTTAAAACAAATGGATATTAGCGAAACCGAATTAAACAATAACGATGATGAATATGAAGTGAATTCGAATATTATTTTACAAACAATTATTACGGACAAGTCAATTTATCAAACCACTATGGAATTTTTATGTAATGAATATAATACTTTCCAAGATTTAGATAACACTCAAGAAGATACTCCAGAATATAAAAAAAAAATAGAGAATATTATTATTAACAACGGTGAAGAGTTTGGCAAACAATCTAAAGCACAAGCAGAAAAAATTACCGAGGTTATAAAAGTCATTGAAAAAAAAATAGAAAAAGATACACTACAAGAAGTTAATATAGTAACATCAGAAGACGCCATAGAAGCGAATACCCTTGATGAAATTAATCAACTATTATCATCGTTATAATGCATTAAAACGGTATTTATTTAGTATAACATTAATATACATAAATGGCGGATAATACAAATACATTATATATTGATGTCGATAATGTAAATATAAACGAGAAACAATTGAAGATTATGGTTTTTATAATGAACGCATTAGAAAAAGGGTGGTCAATTAAGAAAAAGAAGGAACAATTTATATTTACAAAAAAACATGAAGGAAAATTGGAGGTTTTTGACGAAAAATATCTTGAGACATTTATTCAATCAAATTTTGATATGAATATATTAAAGCATACATAAATTATAACTATTATTTTCATAGCATACATCAGACAAAAACAATAAAAAAACGAAATATATAAAAAAATATTAAAAATAAAATGCAACCCATTGTTTAGGCGTATATCGACTTAAAATCAAAATTATAAAATTATATTTAGCAATTAATTTTTTAATACAATTATTTAATAATTAATTAAATTAGTCATTTAATTACTTAAACAGGTCACATGGGTTATAATATTTGTAAATCTATGCTTTATAAAAAAGGAATAAAAAAGGAATTAATTAATTAAATACCAAATTAATTTCTATACCAAAGTTATATAAGAAAATGGCTGGAGCACTTATGCAACTCGTCGCCTATGGCGCACAAGACGTATTCCTTACCGGAACCCCCGAGATTACTTTCTGGAAGGTGTCGTACAGACGCCACACCAACTTTGCTATGGAATCTATTGAACAGACATTCTCTGGACAAGCCGATTTCGGCCGCCGTGTTACATGCACAATCAGCCGTAATGGTGATTTGTGCTACCGCACATACCTTCAGGTTACACTTCCTGAGATCAACCAAGCCATGGCTGGTGGCGATGGCGATGTCTATGCCCGCTGGTTAGACTTCCCTGGAGAGCAACTTATCGCTCAAGTTGAGGTCGAGATTGGTGGTCAACGTATTGACCGTCAATACGGTGACTGGATGCACATCTGGAACCAACTTACTATGTCTTCCGAGCAACAGCGTGGTTACCACCAGATGATTGGTAACACCACTCAGCTTACATACATCACCGACCCTTCTTTCGCCGATGTTTCTGGTCCTTGTTCCGCCGCCGGTGGACCTTCCCAGGTATGTGCCCCTCGCAAGGCCCTTCCCGAGACCACTCTTTACATTCCCCTTCTTTTCTGGTTCTGCCGCAATCCCGGACTTGCCCTTCCCCTTATTGCCCTTCAGTACCACGAGGTCAAGATCAACATTGATTTCCGTCCTATCGGTGAGTGCTTGTGGGCTGTCAAGACCCTTAACGGTTCTGGTACTCAGTCTGTCTCCCAGGCTTACCAGCAATCCCTTGTTGCTGCCTCTCTTTACATCGACTATATCTTCCTTGATACTGACGAGCGTAGAAAGATGGCCCAGAACCCCCACGAATACCTCATCGAGCAACTTCAGTTCACTGGTGATGAATCCGTCGGTTCTTCCAGTAACAAGATCAAGCTCAATTTCAATCACCCCTGTAAGGAGCTTGTATGGGTTGTCCAGCCTGATGCTAACGTAGACTACTGCGCTTCCCTTGAAGGTGGCCAGACCCTCTACAAGACCCTTGGTGCCCAACCTTTCAACTACACTGACGCCATCGATGCTCTTCCCAATGCTGTCCACGCTTTCGGTGGACCTGCTGAGACATCTGGTGCTAACGCCTTCATCACCTCCGGTGGTCTTTTCCAGGACCCTGGATCCATGAGCGGTGCTGATGGTACCCAGTGGGAGGGCTTCCAGCAAGCTGCCCCTGATGCCGAAGGTTCTTATGTGTCTGACGCCGGAACATTCGTTCTTGCCGAGACTGCCCTCGACATGCATTGCTGGGGTGAGAACCCTGTCGTCACCGCTAAGCTTCAGCTTAACGGACAGGACCGTTTCTCCGAGCGTGAGGGTTCTTACTTCGATGTTGTCCAGCCTTTCCAGCACCACACCCGTGCCCCCGATGCTGGTATCAACACCTACTCCTTCGCCCTTCGCCCCGAGGAGCACCAGCCTTCTGGTAGCTGCAATTTCTCCCGTATTGATAACGCCACCCTTCAGCTTGTCCTTTCCTCCGCCACTGTCGGTGGAACCGCAACTGCTAAGGTCCGTGTTTACGCCACCTCTTACAACGTGCTTCGCGTGATGAGTGGTATGGCTGGTGTTGCTTACAGTAATTAAATTCACAGCATTTTGGTGTGTGTGTATTTTAACTCTATGTTTAAAAATGTAATATTTGTATAATTTCAAAATTAGTAATTATACAAATTCAATAAAAATATACATAAATACAATATATAATATTTTTATTAGTTTTTTTGTTATAAGTGTGTGTTTAATTTATAATGTGGTGATATCAATCGCACCCGTTTCAGGAACATGTATGGATGGATATTGCGCATCGACTGCAGTCAACCGTTCGTCGGTTGTTTCCTGACGAATGACTACGACAAATCTGAGGGTCGTATTGTCTGTAACATTGGTGTAACATGGAATAGATACTCGGTGAGTTTGAACACCTGCAGCCGATCTATATGGGGCGTTTTTAATCGCATCAAGTATTCCATATACTCGTCTAGTTGACGTCAAAGACGTTTCTACAAATCCATCTGCATTTGGTTGGGTTGCATGAAAACCATATCTCAATTGTGTTGTTCGCAACATAGCGCATGCGAGTCTAGCTGTTTCCTGATCGCGATATACACGGAAGTTACGATAGGGAATATCGTGATTTTTGATAGGCACCGGATGTCTTTGTTTGGCGTGCGATATTGCCTGTATCATGGAACATCCGCGCTCCGAATTCACATGGTCGGTCGTTGTGCATCGATATGTAACAATATCCGATGTAGATTGGTCAGTCCAAAATGTAATGTTTGTAAATTGCGGGCATTGTGCGATCGTGCCTTGTAAACGACCGGCTTTTTGAGTGGCAGAGTTAGGATTTTCAATGTGCCCCAGGATCATATCCGTCCAGACTAATCCATCCACTCCGTCGATGGTAATGGGACCATTTATACCGTCCAATACAGTTTCAGCAACGCCTTCGATCAAACGCGGAATACCGTGAAATCCGAGACCTCGGTCGACTTTTCTGCGTCCAATTATCACCAATGGACGGTCATTGAGATGTTCGGTTTTGTAAATGTAGTAAAGACGCTCACTAAACCGTTCACCTTTAACCTTGAACCGTTTTGTCTCACCGTCAGCACGACGTAATGTTACACCGCTTTGGTTGAACACGAGCGCGTGCATTCCATCGCGATTACATTTTGCGGCGAGCAAATGCATACTCGCAACTTTCATGTCGGAATTGATGATAATTTTTCGATAGTAGGTTTGACCGTTGCGGTCTAGAATTGGGGTCGCAAAATATTTGTTATATAACATTGGATGAACGTTCGCAACGGGGGTGGCTGTGTCGAGAGTTGGAACGATAACGGCAGTATCGAGAATAGCTTCCGCATATGCGTTGTTGCTCATTGTGCGTGGATGACGCGCGATTTTAATAATCGTGTCCTCGCTATGAAAACCGCGAAAGTTCGCACGTTGCGCTTCGTCAATCTCCACTGGATACACATACGCGTTTGCGCATTCGGGATAGTCCTCGTCCAATAGGACCCCTTCAGTCGCAGTTACAAACCCGAGACGATACAGAGCAACTTCTTCGTTTATGTAAGTCATATAGGATACATTGTCTCCGCACTGCAATCTCACAGATTTATTGCGCAATTTGGGATAGGTATCATCCGCCTCGTCGAAAATCAGACCGTAGCGCAACCTCGAATTATGGATACGAACACTTTTTAAAATGTGGTCTAACACCCCCATCACCTTTTTATGCTGTTGCGGGTTCGCCAATGCTACAATCACAGGCATCTTGTAGTCTCCTGGAGCATACGCATAAGCATCAATGTAGAGTTTGATCGCCTGTAGTGTTGTTTTAGAATTTGACGATAGCACAAACATCTCTGCGTTTAACTCTCCACAAATACTTCTAATTCCGTCGGCTGATTGATCTGCGAGTGTTCGATCGTTCTGTGTAATGAAGACAGCAACAGGTTTAATCTCGGTGTTGAGCGACCATTGTTTCATTTCAAGGGCACATATCTTCATTTTTCCGGATTGTGCTTGTCGAAACACGAAGAATGTGGTGGGGTTTTCGATAAGAAGCAATAAGATATTTTTCTTGTATTTCTCGTCTATCATGTGTATGTTGGCCCAATTGACCCCGGGGACGGCACAATATAGAACGTCGTCGTCGTGAGATCGACGTTCGATTTTGCCTAACTCTACCAATTCATCCATATATATACGGATTACGTCTTCATCGATATATTCTTCGTCCAAATTAGCCTCTAGTTGATCGATTAACGCGATCAAATTCATCATAGGTTTTTCAGTCATGGTTACTTATTCAGTTATTCAATAGTTATCATCCATTCAATGTGAAAAAACCTTTCAATTTTATACCAAAAGATACGATGGAATTAATTATTTTTTTAAATTAATATATACGTAATTCGTATATATTAAAAGTATTTTCAATAAAAATCTATATAAATAAATCAGGACTACCTTTTTATAAACATGTCTCTAAGAACTTATCAATCTGGAAATTTACATACACAGAATGATTTATTAATGAAATGTTTAATGGATTTTTATAATGATAAAAGTAAATTAAACGAAATGATGAATATTATTAACGGAGAATCAAATATATCATTACGTATTGTTGATTGGTTTGTTACTAATTATGCGAAAAAATTTTATACTATATATGAACTACCTGTGGAAAGAAACGGTAAAACGACCACAACACGATTTAAAGTGTATAATGATTACAAATTAAAATTAAAAGCCTATTCTAAGAAACGTTTCGACCCTTTTTGTCGTTGGGAGCGTATTACTATCCCATATAATGACGACAGTTGTATGGAAACCACTATTGGTCAACTCAATTTTTTTAAATGGGCCATCGAGAATGATATTATTGACTTTATTAAGAAAAACTATCAACTTATTGAGAAAGATATGAACGACCGTAATAGTATTTCCAAAAAGAAAAAGGACAATACGGACCTTCAAAATGCTAATATTGTTATTGCGAATGATGCTGGAAAAACGCGCAAAAAACGCGAAGAGCTATCTGTTTCAGCTTGTAAGTGCATTAAAAAAGAGAACGTGAAAATTATTGTTTCATTTAATTAAAAACGGATAGACATAATATATATAATATTATGTCTAATTATAACCTATCGAATAAGTGGGATCAACGACTTATCTATCACTGAAAACATTTGGTCAATCGATTTGTCCAATTCATCATTATCCAGGTTAGCTATATTAGCATATGGGTTAATTTCCGTTAAATCCATATTATATAAGCCAGGCGATCTCATTAAATATTGTAAAACACGTGTTCCTTGCATCAATTTCATACCATCCTCTACAGTAGTTCCTGTATGTGGTATTACCGCCGGGTCAAACGCATCTATATCAAATGATAAATGAAATGGATCATTGTCCAAGAATTTTGTAATCAAATAGTTACAATAATCTGGATCCTGGTTCACATTTTCGCATGTTAAATGTTGAATTTTATACTTATTAATTACGTCTTGTTCATATGGATCAACTGACCTCAAACCTATATATAATAATCGGTCAAGCGGCAAATGTCTTTCTATAAACGAAAAATTAACATTTCGATCTAGTCCAGCTAAATACGATAAAGGCATACCATGATAATTTTTACTTTCAGACATATTATATGTATTAATATCTGCGTGTGCATCTACCCAAACGACTTTACAATTTGGATTTTGATTTAAACTATACGCTACCGTTGCTAAAGACATTGAATGATCCCCTCCTATATTTAACCGGAATTCTGTACTGGGGATATTAGTATTGGCTTGATATAGTTGGTTAATATTACTAAAAAAATGATTGGGTTCATTTTTACAAGGAACGTATGTAACTTTACAATTATTATCAGAAACTAGATTTCGCAAGTGTTGTGAATATAAAATGGCCCCCTTATCTACTCCTTTTAGTGTTTGTCCAAGCCTATGCGGAAAACAAATTATATTTTTTAACATATTATATTATGAAATACAATAATATATTTATATTATATTATATTATATTATGAAATACAATAATAATTATTTTGAACTAATGATTGGATGTTTTATAGGAATAATTTTCGTTTTATTTTTTTTTGGAACATCTATAATACCAAAGTCAATACCAAATATACAAATTAACATAGGAAACATAGTTCGAAATTCACATATATATTTATTTAACAAACATATACACCATTGGTTAATTGGTGCTTGTGTATTATTATTGGTATTTTGTATTGAACCATATTATTCAAGTAGATACTTTACTATAATAAAAGGATTTACAAGTGTGATTATATTACACGGGTTATTATATAGCGACAGGTTTGATTTATCTTAATTTAAACCCTTTTTTCATTATATTTTATCTACTATATAATATAATGAGTTATTATTTATTAACACGTAATGCAGTCTCTGGTAGTATAGCATATTATGTATTATTACAAAGTATTCGTTGTTATTATTATTCCAGAAGAGATTATTCTGTGTTTTGTAAGACAATGATAGATCAATTGTTAAGACGAAATATATTTATAAATGAAGGATTATTATTTGGGGTAATTATTGGGAAATATCTTAACTAGATTTCGTCTTAACCAATGATTATTTTTGTAAAATAGTCAATATAACATATAATATATAATGTTTAATTACGTCATTGGATTTTTCTCATCACTTTTAAATATGTCTTCTTTTATGCAAGACAATCACGATAATGATAGTAAACAAAGCTCTGAAAAATTAATTGAAAATGAGGAGACGAAAGAAGATGTGGATGAAGAGAAGAAGGAAGATGTGGATGAAGAGAAGAAGGAAGACGTGGATGAAGAGAAAAAAATATCCGAAACATTCCAATTTATTGAGATTAATGATGATGACGCATTCGATTTTTTTATTACAAAATTTTAAATACGATCCCAAATTTCATCGACTAGCCCATATTTCATACAAGTCTCTACGTTCCACCATAGATCGTGTTTCAAAATTTCCCGCAATTGTTTCTTTGGGATTTTAGCATTGTCTTTATAAATATTAATAATTCGATCCATCAACCCCTTGTTATTTTCGAAATCATCTTCAAGTTCTTGCATTTTCCCCCAAGAACCTGACGACAATTGATGAATAAGCATATGTGCATTTGGACGAATATATCGCTTAGAACCCGCTACACTCATAAGAGTTCCGGCAGACGCAGTCGCACCCTCAATGATGGTATGCACTGGGACTTTACAAGCATTAATAATATCAATGGCGGTCAATGCACTAAACACACATCCGCCGTAAGAATTAATATGCAAATAGATAGGGATAGGGTCTGTGCAAAGTTTGTGTGCGAGAACAATATTATCAATTTCACATTTTCGAATAAATTCAATCAATTCGAAAATGTTATCTCTATTCACTTCTGCGTGAAAATATACGTGGTTGTTTTCTTTCGATATTTTTTTCATTTTTTCAGACCCGATTGCATCATCGTCATCTTCATCGTCACTGTCCACATCGTTTGATTTGCAATTCTTTTGAACTAAGAACACGCTTTTCGCAGATTTTGCGTGACGCGTTTGGGTATTGTTTGAGTGTTGATACTTTAGCATTTTTAATACAGGTAATTATTTACTTATATTAAAATCGTATTGTTTACATTCAATTTTATGTAAAAATTATTTAGGAACAGGAAAAGGGCGTTGATTTGATTGAATTTCTAGATTTTTAGGCATAATCAAAGGAATTTGACGATCAACAATCGAAAGTGCTTGACGTTTCTTTAATTCGGGATTAACAGGCGTATTAGGACTAACCAGATTGGTTGATCCAATTCCAAACAAGTCGGATTCAATATCATTTGGATTATCAGATAACATAGAATTTGGTAATTTGCCTTGAATTAATCCGTGACCGGCATCCAATGTAGATGTAGCAATCCCATACTGTATATTTGTTTTATAATCAATTTGATGTTTATATGCGGTTTGTTCAATTAAATAATCCCCGGGTGTATTTTTATTCCGTGTAGAAGCCATTTATATTATAAGTATATAATATCCCTTTTATTTAATCTTATTATAAACAGTTTTATAACTGTCTCGCATTTCATTAAATTCCGATTTATTAGTAAAAAAGTCCCATAAACAATGATGAAAATCTTTCAAATTATCATATGAAAACATAACGGCTAAACCGATAGAACGGTCGGTTGATAACATTTTAGCAGCAGCAAAATCATACAATGTTTGGAACAATTCAATGTCCTTGGTTTCATCAAATACATTATCCATTGCCTTCGAAACTGCATTCATATCATAATTTTGTTCATCTCTGGTAATCTCATCTAAATAAGAAGACTCGTCAATATTTGCGTTCATATTAAATACTAACCTTAAACATGATCTAAATTCAGCGTCATTTGAGTAATCGATTACTGCATTTGAAATATTATACGTTTCCATTAAATAATCTAAATATCTTATATTTAAATTGTTTCTTTTCCTAAAGTCTAAAAAGACGCGCGATGAAAGATTTTCCCTTTGCCGATTTCTTTCCTTTTTTGGCGGTTTTTCTAGCAGTCTTTCTCACAGTTTTCTTTGATTTTTTACCGGTTTTACGCTTAAAAGTTTTCTTTTTTCCTCCGGTGGTATGTTTTAATGCACAACTCATAATATATACAATATAGACATTTTAATTTAAACGCTCTTGTTGCTAGGGCGTCCATTGACTTCGTTATCTACCGGAACACGAGTGTCTGCGCCCCCACGTACCCAACCTTTCATAGCACTTTCTTCTACATTCAATCTCGAGTCAGCGACACGTTCTTCCATATCTTGATTAGTTGGATATAATGTATGGCCCATGAAGCTTTGCGACATAATAGTAGATGTGCTTTTCTTGTCACCCATTGGCTCGCCTTCTAACATCTGTAATTCTAATGAGGGGTCAACTGAACCTCTTCCTAAATAAGGAACTGTAGTAAATTGACGCTGCATCAGATTTAAACGTCCTAAATGACGTGCATTATCCTTATCGTGTAAAAGGGATGACTCGCCGTCAATATTATTAGCACCTACACCGCTACCAGTTATAGAATTGGGCATAATAGCAGGTTGTTCCGTTGCGAATTGAATTTGAGTTTCTCCACTATTTTCGCTAAAATAGTTAGTAGTAGCATAAGAGGAAAAACGACCATTTTGAAGCTCCTTCTGTGTTCGGGTAGTTTGATCATCCTCCACACGGTCGATATTGTAAAACGTATAATTACTATCGCGAGACATTTGCTTTTATATATTTGATATATATTTTGTCTTGGGAAATAGCGTTATTTCAAAAATAGCGTTATTCGATTAATATAAATTATGTCTTGGGTTGTTTCTAACTGAGGCAAACACGTTTCCTTCTTTTCTCGAAATCATGTCACCGTAACAAAATTCAGCAAAACTGGTTTGATCATTTGGGATGGTAGTATTAGCAGTACTATAAAATTGTCGCATAGATTGTTCTAATTCTAAATTATCGGTAACATCCTGGAAAAGTTTATTTTTAATATCCGGTTGATTAGGATTTAGCATTTGAATAGAACGCTTAGTTTCTTCTAAAATACTTTGTTTCCCTTCTTTTGTATAGGAAGGTTCAGCAGGAGGACGTTTTGAATTATAATCATAATCACTTATCAATACATTTGATAGAGGATTGGATGGGTCACTTCGTTGAAACGTCTCGTCCAATTTTGGGACAATATTAATTAGAGGTCCGTTACGATTATACGGTTTAACTAAATCGCCATTTACATTTTTAAAGCCCTCTTCTCTCATTTTTTCGGTATGATAATAATACATCAAATAAATGCATAAAATGCTCACAACTGAAACCATTATTATGTTCATTTTTTTTGTAGTAAGATAAGAAAATGCAGTTAAAATGAGAACAATGCGTGTAATGGCATTTAATTTTTGATTAAAATTCATAGTTTCGGTGGGAAAAAACTCTAAAGCATGTTTGGAATCTAATAAAACATTTGGATCTTCGGCCCAAAAATGTGTAACTATTTTTTTTGTAACAATGGTAACTGGGGGAGAAACAATTTCAGCAGTTTCTTCTTCGATCTCCGCTTCTGGTACATTATGGGTAAAATCCTCTAAATATTGTTCATCTATATCAACTTTCGTAGGATTAATGGAATTATTAGACATTATATATATATTCTTTGTTATAAAAATATATATTGTTTAAAGCTTTATAATTTTTTAATACATTTATCGTCCATTTGAAAAGTATCGCATTTTTTGGTATCAGGAACAATTTTCAAAACACATTTTGATTTCTCACCATATACTGGTTCTGTGCAACCTTTTTCGATATGTTTTTTGGTTTTTTTATTTAAAGTACATCTGGAACGAAAATGTTCATATCTTTCTCTAACTGCGTCATATGTAAGTCCCGATTTTTTACCAAGCATATCATTGATTATTTCGTGAAGTTTGTAAATATAACGTGAAAACGTGTCTCTATTTTGCATATCTTTCATTTTAAGCGGAAGTTTTTTAAAATTCGCACACAGATTATCTCTACATTTTCCACACGGTAAAACATCCCGTAAATTTAATATGAAGTTTTTATAATTTTTCTTATCATCACAAGTTGGTTTTGTAGGATAATTAAAACTAATGGAATGTAAAAAATGCCATGCACTTGGCCCCCATACGCTGGTCAACATGCCGTCATTCGAATTATAATCCTTGTTTTTATATACCCGTTTCGTTTTATTTTTACGCGATTTATTTTTACGCGATTTATTTTTATAAGTTTTAGCCATAATTATAGTATAATGATAAAAAAAACAACTCAGTAAATTTTCTAAATAGGGAATAATTTGAATATAAAAATATAATAGTATTTTATAAAATGGCGAAAAATATTTTTAATACACTATACATAGACTACATCAAACCAATTGATAAACACATATTAACCTTAATTATAGCGATTATATTTATAGTAGCGGGGTATTTGGGTTATATTTGGTTTATTAAACCCACAATAGAAAATTTACCCACGGAAGATTTGGCTAATGATAATCAACGTGAAAGTGACGCTGAGATACTTTTTTTCTCTGCAGAATGGTGTCCCCATTGTAAAAGTGCGAAACCCGAATGGGAAAAGTTTAAGAACAATTTTGGTGGTAAAAAGATAGGGAATTATAATTTGAATTGTACTAGTGTAGATTGTACGGAAGGAGACAGTCCATTAATACAAGAATATGCAGTGGACGGATACCCGACTGTTATATTAAAAAAGGACGGTAAACGCGTGGATTATGATGCTAAAATAAGTGAGGACAATTTAAAAACATTTATCACAGAATTCTTAGAAAATAAATAATTTTAAAATAGGGTTAAATATGAACAGTAATATCGTCAGACGCACATTCCCCGTGGTGCGATAAAAACTGATTAGCGTGTTGTTTACCAATATCAAACAAATTTTTGCGATAATCAGAAGAATTCACAAAATCGAAAAGTGATGTAACAGAAGTAGGAATATCATTCATACAAATTTGGTATTTACAATCGATAATGTCGCGATCATTCGTGAACTGAATGAGATTTTTCAATAAAACGGCGAAGTAATCACTCATTGTAGATGTATATGTTAATAATTTATCAGCTTCATCATTTGTAAAATCTTTATAAATACCTAATACTTCTGATTTATCAACAGTTTCTACGTCCAAGCATTTTTGTAACGGATAATTTAGGAAAAGACCCCCATCTGCATAAGCTTTATTTTCTTTTATCAAGGGTCTAAAAATCATAGGAAGACTACAAGATGCATATATGGCTTCCAAAACCTTCCATTCCGGATGTGTTTTATGTGATATACATTCACAATTAAAAAAATTCAATTCGGTTGTATAAATATAAAAGTCCTTGTTTGTTTTCTCATATAATTCTTTCATAGTGATATTTAAATCCATATCAATTGCTTTAAATAGTGGTCCAATTGCTTTATAAAAAACGGATATGTCGAACGCCCCGCAATTCTCAAATAGCTCGAGACATCGTTTCATATCATAATTAAATACTTTGTCCCACGGACGTTTAATTAAAAATGTTTCCATTGTTTCCCAATCATATTCTAATAGTAAAAATAATATAACAATTGATCCTACGGATGTTCCGTAATATGATTGTATATTTTCAAATTTCCAAAAACCATTTTTATGCAGCTCTTGAAGAGCACCATAAACAGATAGTCCGAAAATCCCACCACCTGAAATTACAATATGTTTTATATTTGGTTGTTCTTCCATATATATAAATGATTGTCTAATAAATTATTTATATATATTTTTTATCATTGCTTTTTATATTAGAATGTCTTGTTTTTTATTTACCGACGATAGTGATAAAATAGAGAATGTGAATATAGATGATTTATATGAGAAGCGACAACAACGCGATTTAAGACAGGTGTCTATTTTTAATAAAATTTTAAATCGTATTCATAAAAGAATAAAAGTAACCGGAAGAAATAAAACAAATGAGCAACATATTTGGTTTACCATTCCGGAATACATTTTTGGTGAACCAGTATATAATAAAGCAGAATGTATAGCATATGTTATATCAAAATTAGAGGCAAATAAATTTCATATTCGTTATATTCATCCAAATACATTGTTTGTTTCTTGGTCACAATGGATCCCTTCCTACGTAAGAAGCGAATATAAAAAACGAACAGGGGTTACAGTGGACGAACTAGGACAAACTGTGTCTAAAAAAAATGAGTTTATAGAAGATAAAAATGACCCAAATGCGACAATATTAAATACGGGTGATAGACAAGATGATAAGCCAAAGAAAATATACAATTCAACTGAAAACTATGTACCAACTGGTAAATTGATATATAATGCAGATATGTTCAATCATATTGATAAAAAGGTCAATTAATTGATAATATAATATAATAAAAGTCTATAAATTTATAAAGGTAAAATAATTCAACAAAATTGAATGAATTAAAAATATACCATTATTTTATTGTAATAATGGAATATCAAGCAATATATATCGGAAAATATCGTGATATAATTAATAAAAAATTACGAGTTTATAAACAGAGACAACACCGAGCATGGCGATGTCACTTCAAACGGTTAACCGAACCGAATGATATTTGGTGTTATAACCAAAGGAACCAGTCAATCGATAGACAATGGTTTGATTATTGTTTATGGGAATTAAAGTATTCACCGTCACTTAACGCCAAATATGCCGTGTTTAAAACCAAAATTGAGAAAAAAATAAACATGTATATAAATATTCTATCAAAATTCCGTGGTTATAATATATTAGACCGAGATGCTGTTTTATATATTGTTCAATACTTGTATTAATCGATTTCTTCAATACTAGGTTCTTCATAATGAGGTTCTGTATTCGATGTTGATACATTTTCGTCATTAGTTTGTTCAGGTTGTTCAGGTTGTTCTTCACTCATCGTAGTATATTTCATGATGAATTCTTGTAATTCTTGTTTTTTACCATCAAATTCACTTACATCTGCAGATTGATTATCACGCATCCACGTTTCTAGTTCATCCAACTTCGATTTAATTGTTTCTTTATCATCGTCAGTGAGGGATTTATTCTCCAATACAGATTTGCTTTGATATAAAAGATTGTCGAATTCGTTTTTACTTTCTACCTTCTTTTTCATAGCTTCATCATCCTCCTTATATTGTTCAGCCTCAGCCACCATTTTATCAATATCGTCTGCACTTAGTCTACCTTTTTCATTTTTAACAGTAATCTTTTCTGTTTTGCCACTTGACTTTTCGAGTGCACTAACACTTAAAATTCCATCGGAATCTACATCATATGTTACTTCAATTTGAGGCATACCGCGAGGCATAGGTGGAAGACCAGAAAGTGTAAATTCGCCTAATTTGTTATTATGTGAAGTCATTTGACGTTCACCTTCATACACTTGAATGGTACATCCTGGTTGATTATCTGCATATGTACTGAATACTTGGGATTTTTTACACGGAACTGTGGTATTTCTTGGTACAAGAACGGTCATAACGCCTCCCGCTGTTTCAATACCAAGTGATAAAGGAATAACATCCAATAAAAGCAAACTTTCGACTTTATCGTCCTTTACACCACTCAAAATGGCTCCTTGAACCGCCGCGCCATACGCCACAGCCTCGTCTGGGTTAATGTTTTTACACAGAGATTTACCGTTAAAAAACTCACTTAATTGGTCTTGAATTTTCGGAATTCGGGTAGATCCACCAACTAATACAATCTCATCAACCTCGCTTTTAGCCACTTTCGCGTCACGCAATACTTTTTCAACAGGATCAAATGTATTTTTAAAAAGGTCAGAGCAAATATCCTCAAATTTGGCTCTAGTAATACTAGTAACATAATCTATACCTTCATATAACGAATCGATTTCAATATTACCAACCGTAGATGAAGATAGAGTTTTTTTAGCGGTTTCGCAAGCACACTGTAACCGGCGAATAGCCTTTTTGTTTTGAGAAAGGTCATGTTTATGTTTGCGTTTAAAATCTTGAATACAATATTCAATCATGCGTCGATCAAAATCCTCGCCTCCTAAGTGCGTATCGCCTGCAGTTGATTTTACTTCAAATATGCCATCATCAATCGATAAAAGTGTAACATCGAATGTTCCACCTCCCAAATCATAAATTAAAACATTTTTTTCGCCTTTCGAACCGGAATGTTCCAATCCATACGCGATGGCTGCCGCGGTAGGTTCATTAATAATACGCATAACATTCAATCCCGCTATAACACCTGCATCTTTTGTTGCTTGTCTTTGGGAATCATTAAAATAGGCAGGAACAGTAATAACAGCATCCATTATATGACACCCAAGATATGCTTCCGCAATTTCCTTCATTTTAACTAGAACCATGGAACTAATTTCTTCTGGTTGAAATGTTTTCAACTCATTTTTATATTTTACTTGAATAATGGGTTTATTATTACTATCAGCGATTACCTTATATGGAAAGTAAGCAATATCGGATTGAACAGTAGTGTCTGTAAATGACCGACCAATCAAACGTTTCGCATCAAAAACGGTGTTTTCGTAATTTTGAACGGATTGCGATTTCGCACCATTACCAATAATACGTTCATTATCAGTAAAAGCAACATAAGATGGAGTTGTGCGATTTCCTTGATCATTCGCAATAATATCAACATTATTATTCTGCCATACCGCAACGCAACTATAGGTAGTGCCTAAGTCAATACCAATACAATACTTGGTCATATTATGATAGTTAAATAAATATCTTTAAATGTTTTTATCAAAGATAATTAAAAATTATAATGGTTTAATTTTATTTATTGTTCATCTGTTTCTTATTTTAATTTCGCAAAATACTTGTGTGCTAGTTTTCTTACTGGATTTAATGTTTCCGCTTGTAAATTATATACCGTCATCATTTCATGGGTTTCTAGAAGTAAATTATATAAGATTTTATGAGTATTGGGTACAAAATGGATTTTATCGGCATCTACCCAGTCTTCCGCCATTTTACGTTCTCCATTGTATTCTATTATATGAGCTCTTGTTGTTTCTACTGTTTGGCTCGGTACATTCGGCGCGAATGCGCCCTTTTCTATACGAACAACATCGGGTTTAGTTGGGATTGTTTGTGTAACAAACAATATCTTTTTCCCATTTAAAGTGTGTTTTTTGGTATCAACATTTTGAATTTCAACTCCCCCTTGATCAAGAGAAAGAAGAGTACCAGCAGGGAAACAAATATTAGCATCGACTTGATTGAAAAAGTCATATGAGGGTGTCGCATTGTCTGTATCATATCCAGGAGTTGTTGGATAGTAAGCAGTATGAAAAGCAGAAGCACCATTAAACATATCAGTAAGAACATCAGTATCTTGAACTGTCCATGTACGTATATCTTGATTAAAGGCTGTAGCTTGATAGAACATTTGAGACATGTCGGTGACTGCAGACACGTTCCATGTACGTATATCTTGATTAAAGGCTGTAGCGATACCGAACATGCCAATCATATTAGTGACTGCAGATACATCCCAAGAGCTGAGGTCTCCATTGAATGCAGCAGTAGATACGAACATGTACAACATGCTGGTCACGGAAGACACAGTCCATGAGCTGATGTCTCCATTGAATGCAGCAGCACCCTGGAACATGCCCCCCATATTAGTGACTGCATACACATTCCATGAGCTGATGTCTCCATTGAATGCAGTAGCACCATTGAACATGGCCTCCATAGAGGTGACTGCAGACACATCCCATGAGCTGATGTCATCGTTAAACGTTGATTTTCCATCAAATATCTCCGACATATCCGTGACCAGAGATGTGTCCCAACTATTGATATCAATACCACTGTAACTAGCTGGAGTTGTTCCTGCACACCAACTATTCGCGGCAGTTATTAATTCAAGTCTAGTTATAGGTTGAAAAAAATTGAAAAACTCGTAGGTTGGGGTCGCGTTATTTGTAGCATATCCAGGATGTCCTTTATTATACCACGCATTATGAAAAGCACTGGTACCATTTAACATATTATCAAGAGTATCTGTAGATTGAACTATCCATCGACGAATGTCGCCATTGAATGTAGTAGCATCTTTGAACGTGTAACTCATATCGGTGACTGCAGACACGTTCCATGTGAGAATGTCGGAATTGAACGCAGTAGCACCATTGAACATGTAACGCATATCGGTGACTGCAGACACGTTCCATTGGCTGATATCATCGTTAAATGTTGATTTACTATCAAATAAGTTGGACATATCCGTGACCAGAGATACGTCCCAAAGGCTAATATCAGCGCTATTGTAATCGTCTGGAACCTGTGGGTTTGCACACCAAGCATCCACTGCAGCTTGAATATTCGCATTCGTAGGTTGAAACAAATTGAAAAACTCGTATGTTGGTGTACCTGGTAAACCTCCATCATATCCCGGAGTTGTTGGATAGTAAGCAGTCTGAAAAGCAGTGGCGTTATTGAACATACCACCAAGAGAATCCGTTGATTGAACTTTCCATGTACGTATATATTGATTAAAGGCTGTAGCGTCTTGGAACATAATCATCATATCTGTCACCTGCGAGACGTTCCAATTGCCTATCGGTTGGTTAAAGACTGTAGCTTGATAGAACATTTCATACATATTGGTAACTGCGGACACATCCCATGAGCTGATGTCTCCATTGAATGCAGCAGCACCATTGAACATGCCTCCCATATGAGTGACTGCAGACACATTCCATGAGCTGATGTCTCCATTGAATGCAGTAGCACCAATGAACATGCGCGCCATAGTGGTGACTGCAGACACATCCCAATTACCAATATCGTCGTTAAATAGGTATTTAGCTTCAAATAATGTAGTCATATCGGTGATTGCTGCATTAGTTACATCCCACGTTCCAATCGCTCCATATGTTCCAGAGCCTTGCCCGCTAGGTACTGATGTACCAGCCACAATAGATCCATCACACCAACCGTCAACACCAGCCTTTAACTCGGCTTTACTATTAGGAGTAAAAACCATTATATTATAAATATTTATAATATAATTTACAAATAAAATAACAAAGTTCGGTTTATAATGGTTTAATAAATTCTTTTTTAAGTTTAATTAAACAATCATTACAAATAAATTTGTATGATTTATAAATGCGAGGGAATGGAAAATCATCATTAAAAATAGCGCGATAATAAATAGTGGTAACATCTTTAATGCCTTCATTTTCAATACATTCTTTTTTACATTCCCCGCAATTGACGTAAATGTAGGATTTAATTACCCAAACAATTTCTCTTGGAAAATATTTTAACATATATCATATTTATTTATATAGTTCTTCTTGAAATAACGATAATATCCATTGGTAATGTGGTTTTTCATTAAAATCGGAATGCATCAGATGATGAAGTATTTGTTTCTCTATACATTGTTCATCTAAATTGTCGTGGTAATATATTTTTAAACGTTTCCTTTCTTGGTTTTTAAAATGAAGAATATGGTTCGAAACATATTCGTCAATTTTATCCTGGACACTTAACCACGGTAAATTCTTTTGGTTCACGAAATATGAATAAATATAAATTGAAGAAATTAGATCATCCTGTCTTGAATGTGATAAACCGTCGTGTATATTTAAACTAATGAATTTAGGCGTACCTGTAATATGTGTATTGTCGTTTTTTTTAGGAAGAGGATTTAGATGTTCATCTACATAGATAGATGATAATCCAAAATCGATTAAATATATATTGTTTGTTTTTATCATGAAATTGTCGGGTTTTATATCACAATGTAATACCCCACATTCGTGAATAAAGCTCAATACATTGATTATTTTGACTATATCTAATAGACATTGTTTCTTGGACATTGTTCT